CCCTTACAAGGCGTAGGTCACAGGTTCGAACCCTGTAGCACCCACCAATAAAAAAGCAATAGAATCAGGCGTTTGGAACGATCCAAGCGCCTTTTTCTTTGCTGTTTAACCAACCAGAATGGGAGCCTAAGGGAGTCACAACCAACCAGAAAGAGCTTGCTACCAACCGCTCTACGCCCTTACAGTAGGGACGAGACAGGATGATGGGGCTGGGACATGGCGGGCAAGCGGCGACGTGAAAACGGCACGTGGGAATTCGTTTTCAAGCGAGCAGGAGTGCTCGACAAACCAATTTACATGACGTTTCAGACGGAGGCAGAGGGAGACGCCTACGCGGACCGTCTGGAGACGCTGCTTGATCGAGGCATCATCCCGGCCGAGCATCGCAAACCGGACAGATTCCGCACGCTACTGGATCTGGACGGCGAGTATCAACGCAGCGCCCATCCTTCGGCGAAAGACGTGGGCGCCTTGCATGCCATTATGAGGCGCAGAGGCAAAGAGTCCCTGGCCAACATGAATTCCAACTGGGTCGACGACTGGATCACGGAGATGAAGCGCGTCGAGCACCTAGCGCCCGCTACCATCCGGTCCAGAGTGGGCGCCTTGGCCAGATGCACAGACTGGGGGATGCGAAAAAATTATCTGACAATGCCAGACCATCCATTTCGAACGTTACCAAACGGCTACGCCCAGTACACCGAGGACGATGCGGCGCACGCTGGAGGGAAGAGGATCGACCAGGAACGAGACCGTAGGCTTGAGCCCGGCGAGCACGAAAAGATTCTGGCGATCATTGATGGCGGCGAGTTAGCCAGGAAGCGCAAGTCTCTGCCATTGCCAGACAAGGAAGCGCTGCGGGTGCTCTACCTGCTGGCCCTGGAATCTGCCATGCGGTTGCGGGAAATGTATACCCTCTCGGTGCGCCAGGCGGACCTGAAAAAGAAGACCGTCTTCCTGGACAAGACGAAGAACGGTGACAAGCGTCAGGTGCCCATGACCAGCGTGGCGCTGGTGTTGCTGGAAAGCTACATTGCAGAACGAGAGCTTCAGCCGGACGATCTACTATTTCCATGGTGGAATGGAAAAAAAGAGTCTTTGGCGGCAGCCAGCGATTACCTTTCCAAGCTCTTCGCCGATATATTTGAGCAGGCTGGCTGCAAGGATCTCCGCTTTCATGACTTGAGGCACGAAGCCACAAGTCGGATATTCGAGCGCACCACGCTCTCGGAGGCGCGTATCGCCAAGATCACCGGCCACCGCTCCCCGCGGGTGTTGATGCGTTATGCGAATCTGCGCGGGAGTGACCTGGCCGAGGAGCTTTGGTAGTGGCCCGCATCCTGGTGGCGGTCTGCGAGAGGATGCGCTTTTCGAGGTAGTCCATCACGTCTTTGACCAGCATGACGTAGGAGCGTCCGACCTTGGCAGCCGGGATTGCGCCGGTGCTGATGAGGTCGGCGACTGTCTTGGGGTGCACCTTCAATAGGTCGGCGGCGCCGCGGGTATCCACTGTCTGTAGGTTATTCACGTCAATCTCCGACACTCAATCGCTCACGCCCAGGGCCCGATTCACGGCGTCGACCGCTGTTTGAAGTCCTGATCGCCAGAAGTCCATGTTGTCTGCGGAGAGTTGGCCAGGTTGGGGGATGGCCATTAGTTCACGTTGAATCTTGCCGACCAGATCATCCTGACCAGCCATGTAGCCTTGCCAGTGTGCACTGACCACGGCATCCTCGTAGTTCGCGGGGTTGAGTCGGCCTGGCGTGAAATCTGGCGTGATCTCGATGGGCTTGTAGAACTCGGTCAGGGACGCCTCGAAGTCGGCGCGCTGCTGCTTTTGCCAACTGGGCATTTCGGTATCTTTCATCAGAACTCTCCCGGCGCAACTTGAAAGCAGGCCACGCCTTCTTCTCGCCACATCCGAACAACCTTGTCCCGGTCATCGAACACCGCGACCAGACGCTGGCGATCCTCTGGCAGCATCTCGTGCAGCCACTGGCGCTTGAGCACGTCGTCGGGCGTGTAGTCGCCGGCCCGGCGCATCAGCAGGGCGGTTTCCAGGTCCCAGGGTGCAAATGACGTGTGGGCCGCCAGCCATTCGATGGTTTTCTCGCGCACTTCGTCAGAACGGCCGCTGAATACCCAAACTTCGGCGATCAGTCGCAGAGCGTTGAGCGTGTTGATGACTGGCGTGTTGGGCCTGTCTTCGTCGCAGGCGGCATAGAAAGCCTTCCAGTCCTGGTGTTTGCGATCGCGCTCGACGAAATGCCGGCGATGGTCGATCAAGGCCAAGGTGCCGTCCAGGTCGAAAATGTATAGTGGTTTCACGCCAGTTCCTCCAATTTTTTCAGCACGGCAGGCAGCCCATTATCGGCCGCGTTCTTGGCATCGACGCTCATCTCGCCGGCCGCGATGCGCGCCGCATACAGGGTCAACCACACATGCTGCTGGATGTTCAAGCCACTGTAGTAACCATAGGACTGCCCAGATTCGATGATCTGGCGGATGGGGTCATACAGGACTGACTCGGGGTAAGCCGGGCGCGTTCCGAAATCACTCATTGCTGCGACCTCCTGCGGTCGTATTCATAGAATAGCTGCTGGCTGATCCACTGGATGCAATACGCCTCGAACTCGTCAGAGGGGTTTGTTTCACCCACACCATCACACCACCATTGGAAGATGTGTACGGCCTCATGCACGAGCAGTGCGGCTACTGTACATGGGTGCCATTCCGTGCCATCTTCGTCGTGGTCACGCACCCCTACGATGGCGATGCGCTTGCCGTCGACGTTCAACATCCATGTGTGGCCGGCCTTGGGGCAGAACGGTCCTGCCTCACCGGGCAGCATCTTGCAGTGCTTGAGTGCCGATTCCAGCTCTTCCTGGCTTAAAACCAGGGTGAAGTGAGGCAGTTGGATGGCTCCCATGCGGTCCAGCCATTCGTAGGGTGGTTTCATACTTCGTCGCCCTCCAAATCCTTGTATGCCACGAGCATGGCCAGGACATCACCCGACGCAATAGCCGTCTCGGCCTTCTTGATGGAGTGACGCATCATGGTGGCCGCGAGCGCGCCGGTCGGAATCTTGTCGAACTCGGGCAGTATTTCGTCGCGGATTCGGTTGCACTGGCGCTGGATGCCTTCGATGAGGTTTTCAGTCATTGCCGTTCTCCTTCGCCACGCGGGAAGCGTCCCAACCACGATCAAACCCAGCCTCGAAAACCGCAGCCTTTAGGTTGTAGTTAAGATGACCTCTGGCAGCGAAATATGTGGTGCACGCTGCGTTGCGAGCGCCTTCTCTGATGGCGAAATAGCGCTCCGCATCCTCCCGATCCTGGGCGCTGGGCTGACATTGCATTTCAGGCGATTTGTCAACCTGATTTCCTTGCAGATTCGAGGATTTGTCAACCTGGGAACAATCAGGGCAAGGTTCGCCGCCTTCGCATGGTTCGTAGTAGCTCGGTCCACCGATCATGCCGTTACCGCCGCAGGTCTGACTCGCTACCTGCGATTTCAGGGCGCGGATTGCAGCGGCGCAGGCGTCTAGTGTGTTTGTACTCATCAAGCCAGCCGAATAAGCACCTCGCCAACTGTAAATGTCGCCGCATTGCCGCGCCGCTTCTTCCAGCGCTGCATTGCGGATAGCTTGGGCGTCGTGGCACGCCTTTTTGTATTCAGCGCAGCGCCGATAGGCCATGGCCACATCGTTCTGAACCGCTTTCGCTATGACGCCGGTTGAATAACCCTGTCCGGAGAGGAAGAAGTCGGCTTTTTCTTCATCCGTTCTCAGGTCGCAAAATAGTTTTTCCATGTCATTCCTTGATGCCCTTGAGGGCCGCAAACTCGGGAGTCAGGTAGTAACGGACAGGCTCTCCGTGGCGGAGCACGTAGCCTTGCGAACAGTGACCGATGATCTCTCCGGTACGCAAATTCTTCCAGAATGTTCGGTCACGTTCTGATGTTGGGTGGATATTCTCGGGGCCGCTGACGGCCTCGTAGAATGCGGTTTTGCTAACTTCGATCATGATTGCCCGTCTGTTGGTGGGGTAGGGGCGGCTTCGAGCATGGCTTCAAGATCGGCTCCGACTCCATGTTCGTCGCCGTCCTTGTTGATAATTCCTATTGCGCGACGCAACTTCCATTCTGGAAGCAGCCTGTATCCATCCGGCACGCTGGGCTGTGCGGCAACGGGGGCGGTGAGCGCCACAATCTCAGGCGCTACCCAATCTAGACTCGCCAATTTAGCTGTTTGCTTCACAAATTTCTCGGCGTCTGCGCGAGTGCGAAACACATTTCCGTCATTAACGTCTAGCGACCCGTGGTATTTAAGTCCGTAAAGCACCGGCTCCGCGCTAGCGGCAGGCTGTGCGCCATAGCGGCCCAGCATGACGCACATATCAGAATATGCCTGCGCAGTCCTGTCTGACGCGTCTCGCTGCTCATTGTCTGCCGCACCCGTGCAGTGGGCCTTGGTCATGCTGGCGCGTTCGTCGGCGTATCGCTGTATTGCCACCAGCAGTGCGGTCCTGTCCGGCACCTTCATCGGCTCGGCATCTTGTAAGGATTGCTGAGTAGTTGGCTGGGCCGCATACATTGCGTTGTAGACCACGCCAACCATGCTCTCGCTGCTTAGGTTTTCACCAAGGGTTTCGCACGCATGCTCAAGAGCCTTGACACCGGCATGCTCCATGGCTTCTGTATATTCCTTTGGCATCAGCTTCCAATCATCAACTGTCAAGGATTCCTTGACGGTTGGCTGGGCGAGTGCGGCTAATGCCCGATCAATCAACTCGTCAGCTTCGTCGTCGCTCCCATCTACGGCATCTGGATAGCTATCCCGATACCATTGCAGACCATTCCTTGCTGCTTCCAGGGCTTCTCGGACGCAGCCGGTTGCGGCATCGGCAGTTGTCAACGATTGGTTGACTACTGGCTCGGCGGGGTGTGGGGCGGCGCCAGCAGGATGCGGAATCTCGGCAAACCAGCAATTGATTGTGCGTTCAACAGTCGGCCAGCAATCCCCCGTTTGAAAGCAGACGAATTGCCTATCAGTGCTGTAACCGATCACCTTCCGCCAGGAATAACCGCGGTGTTGATCGCTCTCGATGTCGCAATTCGTCCCAGAAACAAGACAGTACGAGCCGACAGCGGGCAGTACATCGCCTGCATGCCAAGGGCTCTCTGCAAGTCTCCCTTCCTGTTTTCCTTGTCGTATCGGGTATATAGCCTCCCCGCGCTGCTGCCGGTCAAGTTCGGTGCACAGTTCGTAAATCGTTTCTGGGCTGCACAGTTCGATGAGCTCTCGTACGCCTGGCGCCATTAGCACGTCGGGGTGACCGTCGCTCGGCTGCACGACTGCGCACAGTGCGCCGCCGTCCTGCAAGTGTCGTCCGTTGTCCACGAACGTCAGGCGTCGGAAGGAATTGGAGTTCCACCACTGCCAGGAATACGGACCGCAGGCGAGGGCGGCTGCTTTTAGTTTTTTGGTGTCGATAGTCATGCTGCATCCTCGGTTTCGATGATGTCGAATAGGGTGGCCGCGTCGGGCCTGGGAATCTTGGATTTAGTCGGTGGCATGTGCTGCCCCTTCGAGTTCTAGGTCTTTGTTTGGTGCGTCGAATCGATATCCGGCCGCGGCCGCTTCGGTGTTCTTGATCGCTTGCCGAAAATAGCTCGGTTTCAGTTCCCAACCGATGGCCTTCCGACCCAATGTCAGTGGTTCGTAGATTTCGGAGCCGACGCCCATAAAGGGGGTCAGGACCACCTCGCCAGGATTGGTGCGCAGCACCACACAACGATGGATGACGTCGAGTTGCAGGGGGTGAACGTGCTTTTCGTCCTCGCTGTCACGGGCCTCACGATACGGCAGCACGCGATTGAAACGAATGTCATCCCACATGCAGTCGGCGTACTGACGCCAGATCCAGTGGGAGAAACGGTTTTCAGTTTGCTTGCCGGCCCAGCCGCGGTACGGCAGTACTTCCGCTGGCGGCATGCGTTCGCCGGCATATTCCAGTAAGCCGGTAGGATGGGCCACAGGCACCGGATTCTTGCCGGCATTCCGGAACAAGAGCAGATAATCGCCGCTTGCCACGCCGGCGTCGATGGAATCGGCGCACAGAGAGGCGTGAGCCAGATTCTTCTGCATGGTGCGCAGCCGGACTTCCAGCGGTTCCTTCCAGATCATGTGTCGTCCGGCGTATTTCCAACCGTATCGTTCGTGCAAACGAATGATGTCGCCGGGGAAATCGATGTAGCTGTCTGTGCCGGAATTGCTGCGCGGTACGTCCATACAGTGCACGGCGGTCATGCGTCCTGGCATAGTCACCCGTGCCGCTTCCTTGACCACGTATCCGTAATGCTCGATGAAGTCGTCGTAATTCGACGAATTGGAGAGATCCCGGTCATTGCTGCTGTAGTGATACATTCCGCCGAAAGGTGGCGAATATACCGAGAAGTGGATACATCCCTTGGGCAGATCCCTCATGCCTTCGATGCAGTCACCCGAATAGATGGCATAGTTTTTGCCGATACGAGAATCCATTACAGCCATTGCGGCAACTCCAGTTTCTTGGTGAACGCGGCCGAGCGATCGATGGCCAACGCGTGGTTCATGTGCGCTATAAGGTGATCGAACATCGCTTCAGCTTGGGTGGCTTTGCGCTGCAGGTTCTTCATGATCCCGCGGCTACCCTCGGTCGTGATCAGATCGACCTTCACGCGCCTGGTCTGGCCGAAACGGTAGAATCGACGAACCTTTTGGTAATACCCTTCATACGAATGAGAAGGGAAGTCCGTCATGTGGGCGCAGTGCTGCCAGTTCATGCCCCACCCAGCGATTTTTTGTTTGGTGACGAGGGCCCGGATCTGACCTGTCGAGAAGGCGAGCAACTTTTCTTCCTTGGCTTCGTCGGAGTCTTTGCCGCTGACCTGAACGGCATCGGATACAAGCTTCTCCAGTAGATCTCCCTCGTCGTTCAGATCGCACCACATGACAGCGGGCTCTCCCGTGTTCGCCACTAGGGCGGCTGCCCGCTCACATCGAGCCTGGAGAGTGCGCCTGCGTTCCTCTCTCTGCTCCCGCAGTCCGACGGCAGGAAGCGCGAACAGCATGCCTTCAGCCGCTCCTTGCAAATCAACCATGTGTTCTTCCTCGCATAGCCGCGGCAGGACATGACGGAAGTCGTCAAAGCCGAGATCCGAGGGCTTGCGCATCGCCCGGGCCCACCCGCATACCCAACGCCAAAATGGCTCTTCGGCATGGCCTTTCAGGCGCCATTTGATGACCTCCCCGCGCATGCGTCCGGTGGCGGAGTTGTTCAGATCGTTCTTAAAGAACCGATTCAGCATGTCCATGTAGCCCAGATACCCCAGAGCTTCGGACGAGGTGCCCAGCTCGATGTAGTCGTTCGGAGCGGCCGTGGCGGTGGATAGCAACCGGTAGGGCATCTTGCGCATGAAGGTGGTGATCTGCCCCCGCCGCGTACCGTCGAAGGATTTCAGGATGCTGGATTCATCGGCCACGAACGCGCCGATGGCATGTTCGTCGAACTTGTCGAGCCGTTCATAGTTGGTGATCGTGATGCCACGGTGCAGTTTTCCATCTCGCGACACCTTGGCCTCGATGCCGAATTTCTCACCCTCTCGTGCAATTTGAGACGTGACGGCTAGCGGCGCGCCGATCAGGACGTTGGTGTTAGTCTTTCGCACCACATTTTCAGCCCATACCAATTCCTGAATGGTCTTTCCAAGACCGCAGTCTTCGAACAGTGCGCCGCGACCCTTGTGACACACCCAATCGACCATTGCGGCTTGAAAATCGAAAAGGTAATCTGGCATCCACACCGGGGCGAAACCATGGTCGCCGTCAATGTGGGCCTTGTCGCGCAAGAATTCCTCGTAGGGTTTCATGCGGCCTCCCTGATTGCATCGATAATGTCGGCCGCAACCTGGGGGCAAACCGCGTTGCCCAGCAAATTCCAGGCCAAAGCCTCGTTTGCGGGCAACTGATAATCGGCGGGGAATCCCATCAGGTCTCGGCCCTCGAGGGCGCGCACCATGCGCATCCTGTCGCCGTTGATGACTGCCCACCGGGCCCGGGTCGTCAGAGTGCCGATAGGACGGTCCAGGCTGCGCCCCGTTTCACCGCTACCGCTGCCGTAGTACGGAGCAAGAAAGCGATCGCCGTACCGGGCGCGTCCAGCCACTATGCGGGCCAGCGTGCGTTGACTCCGGCCGGGGCGATCGATGACCGTCCACTTTCCTGCCTGCAGGTCTATGACAGAGCCGGCCGCACGTTGCACGCGATGTGGCAGTCGCAATTGGATGGGATGTTGTGAGCGCGTAGCCACGATGAACAGACGCTGGCGATGTTGCGGCACGCCGTGATCTGCCGCATCGATGACCATGGGCGCCAGAGCATAGCCCAGTGCGTTCATGGACGATATCCAGGCCCTGTAGAGCGTCCACTTGGCAAAAGCCGGTACGTTTTCCACGATCACCACAGGGGGCCTGTGAACTTCGGTGCAGGTCACAACCGCCCAGGCGGTGGCGCGCTGCGCATCATGATGGGGGCGGTCTTTGCCGCGGGCAGGGCTGTGGCCTTGACAGGACGGAGAGGCAAGCAGAATATCGTGAGCCGGAACGGTCGTGAAATCTGCCTGCTGCAGATCCTGACAGGCGTGTTCGGTATCAGGATAGTTCGCGGCATGCCATTGCACGGCTGCTGGCCAGTGGTTTGCTGCCCAGATCACATGACAGCCGGCCATCGTTGCGCCGGTTGAAAAGCCGCCGGCACCGGCGAAAAGGTCGATTGCCGTTGTCATGCCGTAACCTTCATTGCTTTCAATTTCTGCATCGCCACATACAGCCCCGTTACATCGAGCTTGCCCATCATCGAGTCGATGGTGTTCACCGCAACCCGAATCGGGGCAATCTCGTAGTCGTGCGGGACGACATCGGCGCAGATTCGCTGCTGCGCCTGATTGAGTGCCATCGCGCCGCCGTTGATGAGCCGCGCCTCGTGACTGCGACGCGGATTGTGTTCGATGGCAACCTGCACGACGTTGAACACTTCGGCGAGCGCATCGAACGTATCCGAGGTGGGCGCCATTTCCAGACACGACAGAGCCGTGTGCATCTGCATGCCGAACTGGTCCTTGAGCTCGGCCATCATCGGAATGCGGGGCAGACGGCGTTCGTGCTTGGCGCGGCGCTCGGCTCGGTACTTGCTGCTCATGATCGCCTCACGCAGCCTTTTCTTTCTGCATGTCCTGGATGGCGCAGTAGACACGCCAGCAGGCCTGCACGTCGGCCATGGCGCTGTGCGCGTTTTCCACCGGCGAACCGATGAAGAACTCGTGCGCCTCGTTCAGGTTCGCGCTTTTGTTGTGGAACCGGCCGGCTGCGCGCATCTTGGCGGTGGGCGGCAGCTTCAGAATGGGCGTGGCCAGCTTCTGCGTGCATTCGGCCCTGCAATCCTTCCAGCGTTCCACTATGGTTTCGGAGAACGTTTCCGGATTGCGCTTGAGGGCGATGCGCAGGATGCGTTGGTCAAAAGCGACGTTATGGCCAATGACCGTGCGGCCATTCCACAAACCCAGGAATAGGGCGACCGCAGACGCTTCCGGAATACCGACTTCGAGTGCGCGTTCGGTCGTGATGCCGTGGATGGCCGCCACGTCGTCGGGGATCGTCCAGCCATCGGGCTTGATGATCACGTCCATGCTGCTGATGGTCTCCCGGGTGTCCAGGTCCACCAGCATGGCGGCAAGCTGCACAATGTGGGGCTGGTCGGGACTTTCGGAAGGTGCGTGCCAATCGGGCAGTCCGGTGGTCTCCGTGTCGAATACCAGGGCGCCATTCATGCTGCGGCCTCCATGGCATTACTGGGAACTTCCAGCGATACCTCGATCTCGCCGCCGATCAGGCCGTAGAGCTTGCCGATCTGTTTTTCGTCCGGGTTGCATTTCACCCGGAACTTGATAAACGTTGTGCCGCCATCCATGAATTCGAACTGGAATTTATCGATTGTGGCATCGTCCAGTTTCACATCCGATTTACCGCCTGTACCGTAATGGACGGTGAATGTTGCGCCGACGATCTCGTCGCGCCATGCGAGGCTGTCGGCGTACTTGCCGAAGCGCAGTCGAGTGAGTGCCAGCGGTTCCTCCTGGGCCTTGTCGACCATGTCCATTTCGCCGGGTTCCGGCGCACGGTAAAAGGTCGATTTCAGCGACGAGTGAAACTCGGAGAGGACGTCATTAGGCATTCTGACGCTGCAAGTGAGGTCAGCGCCGGGGGCATTTTCGTCACCATGTTTTTCAGCACGCAGGTTCAGATTGGTGAACTGTGCGGTCTGGTGGGAGAGTTCGAACATTGATTACGCTCCAATAGTGGGGTATGAAGAGGCTGGATCAGTCCAGTTCCAGGCGCTGAAGCAGATCGCCGACGCGAGCCTGGGATGCTTCAATGCGTCCCGTGAGCAGCGCCAGACTTTCGCCAAGGGGGCTCTCCTGAACGGGTCGAACGGGCTCTCCCTTCCCCTCTGGAGCGGATGAATGAAGAACGGGAGCGAGCCGGTTGACCAGGTGCTCCAGGCTTTGGTTCAGCAAATCTAATTGCAGGTTGGCGTTGCTAAGCTGCTGCGTGATTTCGCGTGTCTCGACGGGAGTGGCCGCGGCGTTTTTGGGTGCGATGCTATTCATGGTTCGACTCCTGTGGTTGGGTGGTGAGTAATTGGTGGGCAGGCGCGGCGGACAGGGATGGATGAGGGGAGCCACCGCGCCTTGAGTGCCCATAAGCGATTCAGAACTCCGATTCAGCCGACAGACCTGCCAGTGCGAGATTGGCCATATCAATGATCGGTTTCAGGCGGTCGAGTTCGGCTTGGTCTGCCTGCAGTTGAATGTTCAACATTTCGAGGCATCGTTCGCGCGATACCGCAGGGCATTTGATGTATCCCCCGAAATTCACCCTTACGGCCCCGTTGATATTGGCACCCGGCGCTTCGGCTTTCCGGAGAAAGGATTGAATGTCATCAATTTCTTGGCACAATTCACTCACTCGGGTCAGCGCATTTTCAATATTCATGATTTCTCCGGATTAAGCCGCTTCGGCCAGCGGCTGGGTTGCATTGACGATTCGGCCGTTCTCGATCCACACCGCTGTTACGGCGTCGGGTAACCCAGCGGGTGGGGCCTTGAGCGTGATTGCAACGATGGCGGTGTCGATGGCATCGACAGTCGCCAGCGATTCGAGCCAGCCAATCAGGGTGGGGCGGTCAGACGGTTGCAGGATGTCGGCCCGATCCAGGATCAACAATCGGATATTGGCCAGCCGCGAAATGGCCTCGGCCAGCATGGCATCGGTGCGCCACTGCTCGGATTCGGACAAGAGGTTGTAGGGGCGGCCCGCCGCGGTGATCGTCATATCGGCGGCGATGGCAACCTGCATCCAGCCTGTTTCCTGGGCGCTTGAACGCAAGGCATCGTTGAACGGTTTGAGAGCGGTGCCCAGGATTTCGCCGGGGATGCCGTCCGGAGCGAGTGCTTCGGCCAGTTTGAGGTATGCCTGGATGGAGTCGTGCAGGGTGGCGGCTTTCTTGGTGTTGGCTTCCGCCTGCTGGCCGACCAATTGCAGACGATCCAGCCGGCGCTGCTCCTCTTCGAAGCCGCGCAGCTCCGCATCCAGGTCTGCGGTGCGCGCAGTGAGCTTTTCCAGCGCCTCGGCGTCGACCTTCTCGGGTTCTGGCCCGGGTTCAGCGGGCTTGGCCGCCTGCAGATCGCGCTGGTCATTCTCGACGCTGCGCTTGAACATGTCGCGGGAATGGATGGCCGCGGGCAGGGCAGCTGCCGCTTCCGGATCACCCTGGGCGTCCAGTGCGCCGTACTGGGTTTCGTAGGCCTCTAGCACCGTGTTGATGCGGGTGTCGAGATCCTTCGGTGCGGAAAGCTCTTCATAGGCATCGGCCAGTGTTGCGGCCAGATCGTGCACCAGCCCCACACGCGGCCCGGTACCGGCTTTCAGTTGCAGTTCGTCGACCTTCTCCTGCCACTTGGTCAGTTCGGCCTGGTCGAATTCGAGCTTGCGTTCCAGTTCCGCGACGCGCGCAGGCACTTTGGCGGCTGCCTGCTGGCGTTCGACCCAGGCGCTATGCGCTTTCGCCTTTTCGCGTAGCACGCCGATATCCTGATTGGCGATGCGGATCTGGGCGCGCCGTTCGTCCAGCAGCGCGGTGACGTGGCGCATGCGCACGGCATCGAAGGGTTCCGGAGTATCCGCTTCCCAGTCCTCACCTTTCTGGCTGCCCCAGGTTTCCCCGGTGATGGCACGCCAGCCAGCCTTGGCCTGCTTGGCTTGATCTTTCGCCCACGCTTCGGCGGCGGGAAAGCCCCGGCCGAGCTCCGGCAGTACTTGGTCGACGAGCGCAGCCTCGATGCCGCGGCGCCCAAGCATGTCACGCACGAAAGCGCCGTTGACCTTGCAACCGGTCAGGTCGAACAGCAGGGAGCGGCGTTGGTCCGCATCGAGCTTGGCGAAGCGCTGCGTGTCCAGGACGTACGGCAGGAAGGGCGACAGACCATTTGTCGGCCCGTACGCCTTGCCGCTCGGTAGCGTCACGCCAAATTCGGCATCGTCGACCATCAGGCTGATACGGCCGTTCTTGGCGCCTTCGGTGACCAGCGAGTCGTAGTGCTTCTTTAGGTGGACGCGTTCCGGATCCTCGCCCAGGGCCAGCCGGATCGACTCGACCAAGCTGGATTTGCCCGCGCCATTGGCGCCGGCAGCCAGGAATAGGGGCGTATCAAGGGTCAGGTTGATGTCGCGCACGCCCATGGTGTTGCGCACGGCAATGGATTGGATCTTCATGTTCACTCCATGCTCATGTTGTTGTGGCGGGAACCACGGCCGGCGCTCTTGGCGGCTGGCGTGTTCGGCTTGGCATCTTGAGGCTCTTCGAACTCGGCCTGGCGCTGGCGGTAGATGTGCTGCAGGTCGCTGCGCTCGATTTCGTCGTGCACATCGCGGATTTGATCGGCGGCAACCTGCAGCGCGTCGAGGTTCTTGGCACACCGCAGATCGGCCGCGACCTGGTCGTAGGTCGGTGCGGCCGGCGTGTTGTCCTCTGGCGGTCGAGCCTGGGTTCGAGCGCGAGGTGCGGCGTTTCGCTCTTCCCGAGCGGCTACCGGCTCGCGTTCTTTCTCTGGCGGAAAGTTGAAGTTGGCCACGTCGCTGGGGTCATCTTCGAGAGCCGGGGGATCGAAGCCATCTTGGACCACCGCGCGCGCGACATCCGGATCGGCCATTTCCGCCATATCTACGGTGCGGGCTTCGGCGCTGGAATCGATGGCCGTGGCTGCCGCGAGTGTGTCGCCTGGATTGAGCGGCAGCTGCTTGGCATGCTTCTTGATGGCGGACTTCGCCGCCATGTCGTCTTCCCACATGACCCAAGGCGTTTCAGACAAGGACTTTTCGGCGCGCTGGCGTTCCTTTTCGTTCTCTGCCATCGTCACGTTGCGCGTGAGGGCATTGAACGTCTCGCTCTTGGAGCGGATCTTGTAGATTTCGTCCAGCGGCAGCACCGTGGCCAGTTCGATGCCGGAATCCAGTTTCGTGAGGCAATACGCACCCAGCAGGGCGCCGCGGTCTTTCAATGCCTTGCGATACTTCAGGAAGCTATCCGAACCCATCATGTGTTCGAACAGGTCGTGTTCATGGATCGCTTCGGCCTGAATGCTCATGATGTACGGGGAGCGGTGGGCCAGTGTCACAAAGCCGCGGTAGCCTACCTGAAACTGACACTCGACGACCTTGACCCATTCGCGCCCGACCTTCACGTTCCGCTTGTACGGAATCAGGAAAGCCTGCTGTTGGATGGTGTTGGGTTCCAGTCCCAGGGCAGCCGAAGCCATGAATGCGCCCAGCACAGAGGCCGGTTCGCAGCTGGCCAGCAGAGGCGTCTTGCGTACCGCGTTCACGGCCAGGCGGAGGAACCTGTCGGCGGTGAGGAATTTCCCGGCCACGGCGGCGATACCCTGTTCGACCTTGGGATCGTGCAGGTAGTCGAAAATGCTTTTCTGTCGGGTGGCGACCGCGCCGGAGACGGCTTCTTTCAATTGATCAGTGCTCATGATTGGCGTTCCTTTTTCAGCCGCATGACGCGGATTGTTTGCAGGGTTTTGAATTTGGCGGCGATGTCGGGATGCGCTTCAGCCAGAGCTTTCTCATCGAGGCGGCGCATTTCCTGGGCTTTCCAGGTCAGAATGGGTTTGCCCTGGTACTTGAGGATCGAATAGGGCGAGATGAACTCGGCGATGTCGAGCTGCAGGCCTTCCTTCTCGGCGTTCCATGCCGAGATTTGCTGATTGATCGCTGCCAGCCTGCCTACCTTGGCCACAATTTCTTCGGTGGCCTCGCAGGACTTGCCGTTGTCCACCGGATAGATCGCCTTCACGTCGTCGAACTTCATGAAGTCAGGCGTTTTGCCGCCGATGACGCAGTCGTTCCAGAACTCCACGGCCCGAGCCCGCATGCTCTCGATCAGTTCGTCGTCGCGATCCACCCAGTACAGGGCCACATCGTCCAGTCCCATGAGGGCTGACACCAGGCAGCGCCGTCGGCCGGTGATGCCCAGGCCGTGCATGAATTGGGCGTGATAGTGCAGCGGGATCTGGTCCGTGAATTCTTCGTCGCCCCAACCTTGGCGCGCAAAGCCCGACACGCTTTTCGCATCCCCGTTGATGTGTTCGCCGTCGAGCATGAGTTCGAAGTCGATTTCGCAGGCCAGGAATGGATAGACCTCATCCTGATAGCGCCGGTTGGTGGCGATCAGTTCCACGTCGCGGCCCAAGTCCCGTAGCTTATCGAGCGTCATTTCGACGATGATCGGTTCCAGCCGGTGGCCGCGGTCGAAGATGCGTTGCTGGTATTTGCTGGGCTTGGGCTTGCTGCGGCGGCCAGTCTTCTCAAGCCACAGTTCCACGGCAGTCTTGTAGGGGCTGAAGCCGTATACTGCAGCGATGTCCGAGCCGCCAAGAAAAGTACTGCGGTCAATGTCTTGAGGGGCGTTCATTGCGCGGCCTCCCCGATAGCCTTGGCGATGGCAGCGCGCGCGGCGCGCAGTTCTGGCTGAATCACCCGAAGGCCAGCCAATTCGCGCTCCATGACCATCACGCAGTCGACCAGAGCGGCAAACAGATCCGGTGCCGCGGCGATCAGATGGGCAGATGCCTCTTGCTTTGGTGAGGTATCGTCGTCTTCCATGCGCCAGACCACAAAGGCCAGGGCACCATGGGTCGGGGCGTCGATTTCAACGAAGTGGCCATTCCCGTCCAATAAAGACTGCATTTCGGCCGATGACAGCTTTTCGCCGATACGCCAGGGGCCCGGAGTGTGCTTGCTATCCATGTTTTGTCTCCGCATCGCTGACGATCTGCGCGGCGCGATTGCACTGCTCGAGCGTGAACAGCCCCCAGTGGCATTCCTTCTGGTCGATGCCCATCTGTTCGGCCAGCCAGACATAGGCCGCATCCGCGTCGCCGCCGAAGCCGGTGTCGATCAGGGTGAGGAAGCCGCGCTTCTGCTGGCGCGCCTGGCGCGTTACCTTGTCGGCCATGGTGCCAAGCGGCAGATCGGTGCCCGGATGCAGACCGACATAGGCGTCGCATGTGCGGCAGAGGTAGGCGTAATGCCAGTCACCGTACGGACGCCCGTAGATTTCGCTGTTGTCCACCAGCTCGACCGTCTTGGCCCCGCAGCAGTCGCAGTGGGTCGGCGGGTTGAGCCGGTGGGCGACCTTGGCCAGGGCCCGACGCGAAATGAAGGGTAGAGGCGCCGGGGCGTTCAGCTTCTGGTTCGAGTGGGCCCGGGGGTCCGTTTTCATGACGCGCATCAGACCCTCTCCTTCAAGTACTGCTCGCGGCTGATGGGCTCGGCCATGCCGCCTTTTTCGCGGGCTTCTGCCTGGCGCGCCGCGACGAAGATGTCGGCATCCCATACGCGATGCTCCATCACGTGGTGGCTGCCTTCCTTGCTGCGGTAGCGCATGTACAAGGATCGGGAGAAATGGGTCTTCATGGTCAGGCCCCCACCAGAAACTTGAGTACTTCCCAGGCGAAGAAGATCGCAAAGGTGGTACCCAGGATGTACATGGCTGCTTCCAGGGGCGGAATCTTGTGGCTGTTGGGAGCCCAGCCGCCGCGGCCTTCATAGCGGCGCGGAAAGCGCAGCGTGAAGTTGGAGTGGCTGTAATCGACGCCGCCGGGCCAGTTCGAGTTGCGCATGCTTATTTCTCCCACTTGATCTGACCGTCCGGCTGGATGGTGCCGCGCATGGTTTTGGGTACGACCTGGGCGACTTCGAACCTGGGACCGACTGGCGCGCCGGCGATACCCTTCGCGGTAGCGCTGGACGGGCACACGCCGCCGCTGGCTTCGAACGCCTGACGGTTGGCGTCACTGCCGAAGCACACCATGCGCAGTTTGGCGGCCTGATGCAGGCCTAACTGGTAGAGCATGACCGTGTCCTGACGCACGTTGCAGTCGTACATGGGCTTGGCGTGGCTGCCGGCGAACCCGCCGATCGGCGTGCCAACGGTCAACGTATCGCTACCGCCGCAGTTGCTCGGCGAAAACCCGAACGCGGACGGTGCGCCATAGATCATCGGGGTGCCGTAGTTGTGCGTCGTGGTGGGATATTGCGTACCCTCGAAGGTCACGCGTGAATTGCCTGTGGCGCCCTGATTGGAGACGGTACTTGCGGCCTGGGTCTGCGCCATGCTGCTGGCCGTAGTGCCCGCAAATGCAGGCGTGCAGGCTACAATCGCCAGAGCGGCTACGAATTTGATCTTGTTCATGTTTGAAATCTCCTGTTCGTGGCTGTCAGGGGCCCGTGCGACCGGGCCCCGCCTACCGATTACCAGTTGTTGTTCGGGTTGATGTTGCTGATCTGGGTGATGTCAGCGATCACGCCGATGGCGCCCACGCCGAACACCGCGTTGCCGCTGGCGTTGTTCGTGGACGAGGCGAACGCGCTGTTGCCGTTGAGGATCACGCCGTTCTGCAGGCCCACCTGATCGGTCGAGCCGTAGCCGCCGGTGACCGCGTATTGGGTGGTGCTCGTGTTCACCGTGGCGCCGCTCGGCGTGACCTGGCCGCCGATGGTGGCCGAACCACCACTGATGGCGCCGGCCGCCTGGATCGAATAGCCGTTGCCCACGACCTCGGTACCGGCTGCTGCGTTGCCCTGGCTCACCGAGTTGGCAGAGCCGTAGGCCGCGCCACCGAAACCGGCCGCGCCGCCCGCAACGATCGTGCTCGAGGACGACGGACCACCCTGGTTCCCGTAGTTGCCACCGTGGGCAAATGCCAGCGGGGCGGATGCGGCCAGCGCGGCCGCGAGGATGAGTTGCTTCAATTTCATGTGATATCTCCTTGGGTTGCCGGAAAACCGTCCGGCGCGGTTAGAAAACGGTGGCGGTGAAGATCAGCTTCAAGGCGAGAACGCCGACGGTGATCAGGAGCGTGCCGGGAATCAGTTCGGCTACACGGATGGCTTCGGCTCCGGATATTCGCCGCTCATGAGCCATTCCGATTCAACGCGGGCGGCATACAGGGCATCAGCGATGGCTCGCGGCACGTCGTGATCGTTCTGGTACAGCATCCACAGAGCGGAAATATGGCCTTGCGACCAATCGGCCAGTGATTGGCCTGCCAAGCTCTCGTCTCGCAAGCGGGCGGCATTGACGCAAGCGCGTACCTGACGCAGGTTTTCGCGGATCATGATCTTGAGCATGATCATCTGGTCGTCGCGCGCGCTCATGCCGCTTCCCCCAGGCCGACCAGATAAATCTCGACCGCTTTATCGGCTGCGTAGAGCGCGTATTCTTCGGCGAAGCGAGTGATCAAGCGATCGAGATAGGCGTCGGCCCGGCGTCGCGTGGCGGAATCGGCATCGTGAAGGCAGCCCGACATCAGGATCGACAGGTCTGCCGATTCTTCATGGGCGATCAGGTCGTCGTACAGATCGCCGGCATCGAACTCGACATAGTGACCCTCGCGGTTGACGGTGCGGACCGTGCCCATGCGGGTGCGCAAGACTTCTTTCGCGCGCCGGGCAATGGTGGCTATCTGTTCGACGTAGGTGTCGCCGCGGATCGCATCGCAGACCAACTGCAGGCCTGACGAAGGCTCGGGCGGTATGGTCGGCTGTTCCGGCAAATTGTTGAGATTCATCCCTGTTCTCCCAAAAGCTCGAACCAGGGATTTCAGGAAAGGAGGGTGGTGCCGGTCTTTCCCGGCTGTATAGCATTCGGGTGTAGAAGTCCGAACACTTCCCGGTGAGGCACTCCGGGCATACTCGCGGCACAGGCCATCATCGAAGCGGCGCCAAGGGGTGGCGCGCATCGAGCCGCACGGCTACTCACCCGGTCTTTGCGGCAGCCGCGCCGCTTCGATGATGGCGCTGCCTACGATGTCCGACCGCAGGCAGCGCCGTTGATGGCTTACAGTTTCGGCCTCTCTGTCGACCCTTGGGTGGTTACGCCGAAGCCCTACCTCCGGGGTCGATTTCATGTTTCAGTTGCCTCATGGGCTGCCGCCATCATCGAAGCGGGCCGGACGTTACCCCGGCGATGTGTTTCGACTTCACCAGCATCCTGTGCTGTAGAGCGGTCTGCGGTCACCTACCTACCTTGATCGCTCCTTTTTTCTGTGGCCGCGATACCCACTTTGCGTGTCACCGATTTCCCACGCCGCCGCTTCGATGATGGTCCCGGCACTCACCCGGCCGGGTTAGGTCCATTTGCCCATGAATGGGTACCGCTCGCTATGCGGGGCCTCTGACATCGCACTTCGCCGTCCTTCTGGACCTTGGCAGCTTCCTGCGACTCACGCTGCGGCACACCGGTCAGAACGTGCTACGCACGCATGGCCCCTCTCTTGGGTGTGATATCCCAACTTTCCTTAAATCCCTGGTTTTAAAAGAGCGTTGCTTCGGTGTTTCGTGAAGCTTGGGAGTAATATTAGGCGTAGCCTTACTATATGTCAATAGGCTATGCCTAATAATTTTCGAGGAGCTAATCACGATGTCGGAAGAACAGAGGAAGGAATACTGCGGCCGTTGCGATGCTGCCACGCCGCTGGATGTCGGCCTGAATCAGGCAGCGCTGGATATGGATTGGGATATCGCGCACGAAGTGTTCGACATACCCGAAGAAGCGCTGATATCGTTGGAGGCGGTCAACATCGCGCTGCCCGCCTATTCCACGGATCGGGCTGCGGCGAATAGGGCGATGACTGCGGTATGGGCCAAGGGAGGAGGGGTGAGGGCGCGCCTGGATGCTGAACTGGCCAGGTGCGCGAAGTTGGACAAGCTGACCTCAGCAGAGTTTCGAGGGCTGTCGACGGCGATTATCGTGCTGACACCGGATAGAATTTGCGAGGCCGTGCTTACGACCGTTCGTGCATGTAGGGAAGCAAAATGGTTCGCAAACACCCGAGATGGTCACCGCGCATTCCATGAAATAGAAAACCGTGATTCTCGCTGATGTAGGTATAGAACTGAACGAAATCCTCTTCTGTGACGCGCCGTTCTGGCGGCCGTTCGAGCCACAGATCAAGAAGGGTTTTCGAGTTCTCGGCCTTGGTCGACTTTCTGGTGAGGGAGGTCATTATTTTTTGTTTGCCTTGTCCTTGCCCATAGCGACTCCAATGGTGAACACGATTCCGAATATGAACCAGATGATCGCGAATATCGCCACACGACCCGCCAGCATTGTGAATGACGTATTTTCCCAACCACCGCTGAATGCAGCCACTGCTGCAACAACTGCGGCCGTCCATGAACAAAATGAGACTGTGTTTTTGTCGGTCAGTACTTTAAGCTTGGCCAGCAAGTAGCCGGCAACAAACCCGCAGAATGCCAAGGCAATCCAGCCGAAGCCAGTCCCTTCATACGGATCGATCATTGTTGCTTTACTACGCACCGGAAATTGAACACCACGTCTCTGTTGCCCATCCCTCGATGGCTATCGACAGTTGAGTCGACGCGCACCATGTCGAGGCCTTTCTGGTCACAGAATTGGTTGGCTTTCTGTGCCGCCTTCAGGATGAGTTCGCTGTCGGAAATGGAGCCGTTCCCAGTGGATGAGCCGATGGTGTACGTGTCACGATCCAGCTTGGATACCGAACCGACGGATACACAACCGGCCAATGCACACGCTAAGATCGCAACAGTTAGAACTCGCATACCGCCTCCACTCATGATTAAATACAACTGTATTGTTAAGTTACTTACGGTCGAAAAAAAAGCGATCGAGGGAAAACTCACGGGGATGAACCATTTTTATATTGAGATTCCCACGCCGCGATAAATTACAGTTGGTTGATTCTGTACTATCGGTTCCAACCAAATCGACATTATTTCTCCCGCCCTCTATGACCCGAATTTTTTTGTTGGTTTCTTGCCCAGCTTGTTGAGAAACAGAAGCATGTAGTCTTCAAGGTCTTCGCGCTGCTGTGCTGTCAGACCATATATTTGCTCTGGGCGCACATGTTTGAACGGCCATTCAATGTCATAGAGGCCGCTCGACTCCTCAACGCTGATGTTGGCTGAACGGTCAGAGGTATCGGTCAAACCGGCAGGCCATTCAGATTTTGTGAGCCCCCAGTGTTCTGGGCCCACTACATCCGAGAAATAGCGCCATAGCTCCGGTAATTTATCTTTGGATACAGCGCCTTTCTTAACCCAGTCCGCCAAAGACGGGGGCTGCATTTTGAAGTGACGAGCAATCGCGGCTTTCGAGTCGGCGCTTCCCGACTTTAGCTTCAGGTCGATCGCTTTGCCGATTGCTTGTCCGAATTCCTTTCCCTTAAGCATTGCCTAATAAATCACATGGAAAAGAAATTAGGCAATTCCTATTGAAGTACATTAGGCGTAGCCTTATACTGTGCGTCATGATGAAAAACACTCCTGTTGCGAAGGCCTGCGAGATTGTCGGCGGCCTTTCTGCATTGTCGAAAATCCTTGGCATCAAGCCTCCGACTGTTCATCAGTGGTGTCATGGCGTTCGCCCGGTCCCGATCGAATGGTGCCTAGCCATCGAACGAGCAACAGAGGGCGGCGTCACGCGCCAGGAGCTGCGACCCACCGACTACTGGCGCATCTGGCCTGATCTGCCGGCACCGCAGGAGTCCGTTCATGCCTGACACTGTCTTGTTCATCTTCATAGCCTTGGGCTTTGCCGGTGGATTTCTCGTCGGGTACGTCCGCGGCTCGCGGAGCAAGGAGGGCTGGAATGGCTGACCCCCATCCCTGGCGGCCGGATCCGGCTGACACGCGCATTCCCATCGGCGCACCCGATACGTCAGTGCAGCGTGCCGCGCGGCCCGAGCCACGCGCGCACCTTCTGGTAGAAGCGGTGGATCACCTCGGCCGATGTGCCAGGCTTTCCATCGTGGGCCTGGCGCGCCTCGTCCTCGGCCTCATCCATCAATCGCTGCTCGATGTCCTCGGGCAGATCAAACAGTGTTTTTTTCTTGTCCATGGCCACAGTCTGCCCACCGCGCGCGCCGCGGTGAATTGGACGCGAACCGGAGATATGTCCCATGCTTGATCCCAATGATTCGTCCGAATCGCGGCAGATCACATCCGTGTACGGCAAATGCGACCAGCGCCTGGACATCCCGGTGCCCGAGGAATTGCGCGAGACGATGACGCTGCTGGCCCGCCAGTCAGGCATGACCACCGCCGAATACGCGCGCCTGGTCATGGAGCGGCATTGTTTCGGTGCCGCACCGCTCATTCAACGGCGCGATCCACTGCTGGGGTAGGGCGCATGCAACGACGCATCCAGCTCACTCCCTATAACCGGTCTCGCGCAATCGAGACGGTGCGCCAGGCGCCCGACGGCTGGTTTTTCATGCCGCCTATAGAGCCGAACGCGACGCTCGAGCAGAAGAAAAAAATGTGGGCGATGCTCGGCGACTTTTCCCGCCAGATCAAATGGGAGATCAACGGCCATAAGGATTTCATGGCCGACACGGATTGGAAGGATCTACTGACCGCCTCCATGGCCAACGAGAAACGGATTGCGAAGGGCCTGCGCGGCGGGTTCGTATCACTCGGCGTGCATACCAGCGAGCAGAGCAAACGGTGGATGTCGGAATTCATCGCTTTCATGTACGCCGAGGGGGATGCAATGGGCGTCCGGTGGACTGAACCGGTGGATGTCCCGGGATGGTACCGAGATGGAGCGCCAGCATGAGTGACATCAAACCCGGTGATCTGGTGATGGTGGTGAAACCCAAGCGATGCTGTGGGGGAGGGTCTCTAGGTCTGCTATTTACAGCGGGAAGCTCACCGTTTCGATCCGGTTGGCTGTGCACGCAATGCCAACGATCCTCTACCGGCGCTGTAATCACTACCCATGAAGGCGACGGCTGGGTTATCGAAGTCGACCGCGTTAAGAAAATCGATCCTCTCACCGAAGATGACAGCTTGCCGACGAGGCGGGATCTGGAGGTGACGGCATGAAAGGGCGCACCCGCACTGCGGCTGAAAAGCGATTCCATGACGTCTTGTGCCAGTTCGTAGGCTGCATTGCCTGCCGCCAGCATGGTCGCCTCAACACGTACTGCAGCGTTCACCACATCGATGGGCGTACGAAACCCTGGGCACATTGGCTGGTGTTGCCTTTGTGCGGCCCACATCATCAGGACGACGGCACCACGGGCGCAATCGCTGTCCATCCGCACAAGGCGCAGTTCGAGCAGATGTTCGGCCAGCAACGAGAACTGCTGCGTCGCTGCCTGGAGTTGCTGGAAGAGCAGGGCGTTCACGTTCCCGAAGAGGCCCGGCGTGCCGCGAACGGCCAGTGGGAAAGGATGGTGGCATGAGTCGACGATTCGGACGAAATCAGAAGCGACGCATGCGCGCCCAGGAAGCCGAACTTGACGGTCTGGAGCGAACAAATAGCGAAGTTTCCGTGCGTGTCCACGCAAAGCTATCTGAAGAAAAGATCAACTACGCAATTGCAGGGGCTGTGTGGACCCAGTTGTGCGCCGACCGCCCTAAACACACAATCACCTTGGAAATAGCTCGGCTGTTGAGTTGGAAACTGGTGACGCGGTATGGGATCGAAAAGGCCTGCGCTGCTCGTTTGAGCTATGCCATGTGGTTATCGACGGATCTTGCAGCAAGAGATGAGAAAGAGGGGGTCGCATGACCCTCCTACCTCAAGCCTCCGGCGCCACCATTTCTGAATGCGGCCAGTATCGCTACCTCCTGTGGCGAGTCTGGGATGAGAGCCTACCCAGCGTGGCGTTCGTCATGCTGAACCCTTCCACGGCCGATGGTCAGGTCGACGATCCGACCGTGCGCCGCTGCGTGGCGTTTGCCCGAGACTGGGGTTACGGCCGACTCGACGTTGTGAACCTGTTTCCGCTGCGTGCCACGAATCCGTCGGCGCTTCGCCGCCATGCGGACGCGCTCGGGCCCGCGGGCCTGGCCAATGCCGCCATCCTCGATATCGCGCGTGCCGCCTCTCTGATCGTGTGCGCCTGGGGTGGCCAGTCTATGGCGCGCAAGCGGGCCGATACGGTACTGCGGCTGATGTTGGGCATTCCGGGACTCTCTGAACGGCTCCATCACATTGGCCTTAACCAGGATGGCAGTCCAAAGCATCCGCTGTATATCGCGGCCAGCGTGCGACCGCAAAGGTGGGCTGCATGAGCCACCAGGCCGTCACCTGGGCATTGCAGCAGCCCAACGCAAATTTGCCGGCCGACCGAAAGGCCCCACCAGGTACATGGGTGGATGTCCATGGCCGTGCTTGGCCGCTGCCTCAAAGACACGAACGGTTGGATTTCAAGCGACAAGCCCATGCAGCACTACGCGCCTACGTTTATGCGCGAGACGGCTATTGCTGCGGCGAGTGCGGCGCAGAAGCCGCGGGCGTGCCGCCTGGCTATGACGGTCATAAAGCATTGTTCATCGAGGCTGTTACTCGTAATGGGCACCCGATCCCGCTTGTGTTGGATCACGAAGTGTCGTTGGCAAACGGCGGGGCAACCCATCCGGATAACCTTCGCACGCTATGTGCGACTTGCAACAACCATAAGGCAACGGCGGTGGATCGGATCTGGAGGCGCCGATGAGCATCGCCCAGATGACCCTCGCGTGGCGGCTGAACGTGTCGCCCACCCAGAAGCTCGTTCTGCTGTCGCTGGCCGACAACGCGAGCGACCCGGGCGAGTGCTATCCATCTATCGCGCAAATCGTGTCACGTACTTGCCTGTCTGAGCGTGCCGTGCGTCAGGCGATTCGTGCATTGGAGGACATGGGAGCGATACACAGCGAGAAGCGGCGGGGCACCAGTACGGTCTATTTTCTGACCCTGTCCGAGGTAATTGAGACTCAGGCACCCCGGCACGACGTGCCCCCCAGGGGGGCAGGAGATGCCCCCCAATCAGACGACCCGGGCAATGACACCCCGGCAGCAGATGCCCCCCAGGGGGGCAGCACGTGCCCCCCGGCAGCAGATGCACCCCGGCAGCAGATGCCCCCCACCCCGGCAGCAGATGCCCCCCCACCCCGGCACGACGTGCCCCCCAGGGGGGCAGGAGATGCCCCCAAACCATCACTTAACCATCAATTGAACCGTCATGGAACCGTAAAACCATCATCGCGTGCGAGCACGAAACCCGGTGCCGACCGCGACACGCTGCTGGCCATGCCTCTGCCGGACTGGCTGCCGATGCAATCCTGGGCGGATTGGGTGGACCACCGCCTTACCGTCAAGTCTCCGATGACCGAGCGCGCCGCCGACTTGGCCCTTCGCCACCTCGATCGACTGCGGAAAGCCGGCAATGACCCAGTGCTGGTCATCGAGCAGAGCGTACGCAGCGGGAAGTGGACGGACCTGTACCCGCTGCGCGATCAGCAGCAACGAGGTGCACCGGCGTTTGGGCGCCAGCAGCGCACAGAAGCTGAACACCAGAGATTTTTGCAATTGACCGGCGGCTTTCTCGATGACGGCCGCACTATCGACGCGGAGAGTCCGTGATGCACACCAACGACAATGACAAGTTTGGCCGGTTGCTGGCTGGCGTTTTCGAGGTCTACAACCGGCCCACGCCGTCGGCTGAGGCGATGAGCGTGTGGTGGCGAATCCTGCAACCCTATCCGATCGAGGCTGTCAGCCAAGTCTTCGGGCAGTACACCCGATCTGAACCGAAATTTCCGCCCACGCCGGCGCAGATCCTGGTCATGCTCGGGGAGGGTTCGGGCGATAACCGTCCCGAGGCCGATGAAGCCTGGGCCATCGCGCTGCGCGCCACCGATGAGGCGGCAACGGTCGTCTGGACCGATGAAATCGCGCAGGCCATGGCGGCGGCCCGGCCGGTCCTGGCAGCCGGCGATGAGGTTGGTGCCCGGATGGCGTTTCGCGCGGCTTACAACCGCCTGGTTTCCGATGCCCGGGGCGCGCGCCGGCCGGTTCAATGGACTGCATCCCTCGGGCACGATCCGGAACAACGCCAGCGAGCGCTCGAGCAGGCCGTGCAGGCTCAGCTGCTGCCGGCGCCCACCGTCGCCGCGCTCCTGTCGGCGCCAGAGGAGCCTGAACCGGTCGCAGGCGACGTGGTGGAAGCAAACCTGCAACGCTTGCGCCAGATGCTGGGCGCCGCGTTCGAACCTCGGCCATCCACGGCAGAGAAAGCCAACGCCGCCGAGCGTGATCGTCTGGCCGGCCTGAAAGCTGCCTCCGACGCAAAAGTCGACCAGTACCTGGGAGAACAGGCATGAACAGCTACGCCGAAGCCAGCGCCGCAGTCTCGGGCGAGGGTGAATCCCGCCACGGCATGTGTGCCGCACCCGGATGTTGCCTGCCGGGGGTGTTATCGCCTAGCACGACCGGCTCGAAGGACTGGTGGTGCACGGTGCACTTTCAGATGCCGCGCGCCGAGCACGACGCGGCTACGGCGCTCATCGCCAACCGCCGCGAGCTCTGGCAGATCGCCCGGCAACTGACCAACCCGGAACAACCAGGCGCCGATTTTGCCGCGCTGCGCGCCCGGGTCAAGGTGTTGCGCCCGGATCTGGTCAAGGGCGCCCATGAAAAGCGCTGGAGCCTGGGCTCCCACATGATCGCCGTCCTGTTTCGCGAGTGCCGCACGCCCCAGGCGCACATGGGCGCCCCGAAACAAGGGAGTGCCGGCGCGTCCTGGATGGATGCTTCCTGCTCGGAGGAAATTGACGCATGAACCTACATTCCTTGGCCGACGTGCCCGACGAATTTCCGCCTGCCGGCGCCTCGGACCTGATCGAAAAACCGGAAGTTGGAACCGCGGACGAGTTTTTGGACGGTGGGGCTGGAGTCGCCCGCCAAACGGTCGAAACCCGCATGAATAGGCGCGTGCCCGGCGGGCGCGAAGTGGACGAGATCAACATCAACATCCTGGCGCTGGACCTTGGAAATCACGCCGGATGGGCAGTGCGCCGGCGAGATGGCTCGATCAGCCACGGTACCGAATCGTTCGCACCGCGCGCCAGCTGGACACCCGGCCAGCGTTGGCAGCGATTCCGGTCGTGGTTGTCCGCATTGATCGTCGAAGAGCAGATCCACGCGATTGCCTACGAAATCGTCATGCAAGGGCAAGGTCGTTCCAGCATCGCCGCCGGCGACGTGTACGGCGGCTTCAAGGCGCTCATCGAGCTTGCAGCCGACAGCCATAACCTCGATCTATATCCGGTGCACGTCGCCACCGTGAAAAAGCACTGGACCGGCGACGGTCGCGCCAAGAAGCCGGACATGATTGCGGAGGCCAGGCGCCGCGGCTACCGCCCCGACACAGACAATGCAGCCGACGCACTGGCCATCCTCGACTGGGCCATAGCCCGCGAAACCGGCGCCTGGAAGCCGACACCGAAGCGGCCCAAGTCGAAGGCCACGAAAAAGCCCGGGCCGGTGTCGCAGGATTGGCTCTGGGGACAACACCCATGAAACCACGCATCCGAATCGCCTGGGACGGCGGCTGGGTTTGCTTCGACGACATGATCGAGCAACACGGCAGTACACCCCTGCAGGTGTACCTGAACTGGTCGGAATTCTCGAAGCGCTACGCCTTCAAGAAAAAGACGGCAAAGCCTCTGCGCCGGACCAGCAAGCAGTTTGCGGACAAGCCCGCGAAACACGGCCCATCCATCAACGTGCGCGCCGAACCGAAGGCCGCACCCAGGGAACCGCCACCATATTCCGAATCCATCGTCCGCCAGGTGCCCGGCACCCTGCAGCGTCCCGCCTATGTACCGCCGCGCAACTGGCGCATGGCTGTCGAGCGTGCTGCCGCAGTGCAGCCGCCCACGATATCCGTCTCCAGCGCTGGCCCGGCTGGCCGCACGCTGGATGACATTGGAAATATTCAAAAACCCGAACGCAAGGATACCTGGTGATGAAAATAGGATTTTTTGGATTATTGGGCATCTTGCTCATCGCGTTCAAACTCGCTGCAGTTGGCGTTGTCGCGTCCTGGTCATGGTGGCTTGTTCTGTCGCCGTTCTGGGCTCCTGTTGTCTTGCTCGTGGTGGGAGGCTTCTGCTACCTCTGCATAGTAGGAAAGCGATCTTAGAGATGGCCCTCGCATCGCCGAAATATCGAGATCCCGTCGACGTGCTCGAACGCAAGGAAGAGGGCCGACCAATCCGATCCTGTGCCGGATGCCTGTTTTTGTTTCTCACCGAAGACTGGCAAGGGCGCCGTGTCTTGAAATGCCGCCAGGACATGGAAGTGGGACAGCGTTGCAAACTTTACGAAGAGAGGGGCCGATGAACGAGCCTTTATTCAACACAGCACATCAAGCACTGAGCTTCGCGTACAACTTCAGCGAGTCCACGCTAAACCGGCCCATCATGAACCGACTGGCTGACAAGTTCAAACGCACCGGCAAAGGACTTTCGGGCATGGACGCGGCTGGTCAGGCAGGAATCATTCTGCGCCATCTGCGCAAGCTGCCACGCCTGCATCAAATGGTGCTGATCGCTCGATTCGCATCACGCGATAGCGAGTGTCCATGCTGCGGCGGCGCTGTTCGAAGCCTTATCTGGATGGGTGCCATTCGGGAAATATCGGACGCTGCCGTCACCCAGGCCCTGACTGGGCATATCACAATGCGGGCGCTGCGCGATGGAATCGTGATGCGCTATTTCGGCGAAGAAATTCGGCTCGGTAAGCTAGCCAAGGCTGCCGAGGTGGCACCGAATACCGCGAGCAAGCAGAACAGCGAAATCTGCCGCTGGCTTCGCGGGTCTCGAAAACCGCCTCCCGGAGAGAAGCAGCCCATCAAGGGCCTGGAGCAGATGGCCCTGGACGATGCCGAGGGCGTCTTGTGGGACTCTGGAATAATCGGCGCGGACTATTGACAGAAATCACGGTTTATCGCAAAATACGGGTTAATTCACTAGGTTTCACCAGTGCGCCCAAAGCCCGCCAACGAGAGTTGCGCGGGCTTTTTCGTGGGCGCCTCACGGTGTGACGAGCCGAAAATTCACCGGGCCATTGCTGGGGCCGACACGTCAAGAACGCAGCACGAATGGCAACGCGACATGTTGCTCTCCTTAAATGGCAAGGACGGGGGCCGGGACAACCGTATGTGCCCGGATAAACGAGTTCTCTGCAACTGATGTCCGATTTCGGATATAGCGCTTCGCCCCACGTCACGGGGCACTCGATAAAATCAGATTACGGCCGCTGTCGGGATTTGCCACCCGGTCAGCGCGGACACTGCTTTTCTTCGACCAGAACGTTGTATTTCTGGACGGCCTACCTATAGATCAAAAGCAGGGTCCTTGCCAATGACATGGCTTCTTCTATAGAATTCGTTTATCAAGCGTAGAGAACTCATAGTCCTTGCCAGGTTTATGTCTCGTAGCTTGTGGGCGCCCTTGGGAAACCTCGGGCGCCTTTCTTTTGCCCGCGCTCATCGGTGGCAGCCGGCAGCAGGCCCCTGCACCCGGTGCCCCTCCTGCGATGTCTCCTCGCTTCCTCCGGGGCCGGCTGTCCACCCATGAGCGTCCATATTCTCCCGGCCCGGCCGAGCATTCCGCTCCTGGGCCGCTTTCCTTCCTGATTCCAGGAGTCCTCATGGCCAAGCTCACTTCCCTGAAGCGTCACAGCCTGCCGAACGATGAGTTCGCATTGCCCACCGTGCGAAAGTATCCGATCGACACACGTGCCCGGGCAGCCAACGCCAAAGCCCGCGCCAGCCAGCAGCACGCTCGCGGAAACCTGAGCGCAGCCCAAGAGCAGCAAATCGACCGGCGCGCCGACCGCAAGCTCAAAAGCCGGTAAATATGCGAAGTCCCGCCATTTCAAAAAAACCGACCCTCCAGAACGCCCGTAGAGCGATTTAATCCGGCCGGTCCATATACAGACATCCCCCTTTTTCCCAGTTTCCCGTCATGTCCAATTCCAAGAACCTCACCTCGAAGCAGGAAAGTTTCTGCTGCGCGTACCTGGAAACGGGTAACGCAAGCGAGGCCTACCGGCGCGTGTACAACGCCAAAGGGATGAAGCCTGCCACGGTGAACCGGACAGCGAAGGAACTGCTGGATAACCCCAAGATAACCGCAAGGCTGGCCGAGTTGCGCAAGCCCGTGGAGAAGCGCGCACAGATGACGGTGGAATCGCATCTGGCCCGGCTCGATGAATTGGGTCGCGAAGCCCAGGAAGCCGGCTGGTACGCGCCAGCCATCGCCGCCGAGGTCAGTCGAGGCAAGGTCATGGGCTACTACATCGACCGTCAGGAAATCCGCACCGGCCTGCTCGATAGCACTCCCGACGCGGATCTCGACGACATCATCCGGCGCACTAAGGAAGAGATCGCGGCTCTGTCCGGCACCGCGCCCAGCGTCCACTGATTCATGTTCACCCCCGATTCATGCTGCACCTGCAGCAAAAAGTGTCGAAAAACTCGGGGTTATATGACGCGGCGCAGCAATAATCATGGCGCTTGAAGATGTCCTGACCGACAACCCGAAGCGCAATCTGGCCATCCTGCTGCAGGAAAAAGCCCGGCGCGCCCGGCGCAACCGACTCAAGTACTACAAGCCGTACGAGAAGCAGCGCGAGTTCCACGCCGCTGGAAAGGGTTATCGAGAACGCCTGTTCTCGGCCGGCAACCAGCTCGGAAAAACGGTGGCGGGATCCTTCGAGACGGCCATGCACGCCACCGGCCGCTACCCGGAATGGTGGGAAGGCAAGACCTTCGATAAGGCCACCGTCGGCTGGGCTGCATCCGTCACGGGCGAACTGACCCGCGACGGCGTGCAGCGCCTCCTGCTGGGCCGACCTGGTCTATCACACGATCTGGGCACCGCAGCCATTCCGGCCGATGCAATCGTCGAAACCAAGGCCGCCGTCGGTACGCCCAACGCCATTGCCCAGGTGATCGTTCGTCACGGTGGCGGCGGCGACATCCAGGCCGGCCACAGCGTCATCGGCTTTCGTTCCTACAACCAGGGCCGCGAGAAGTTCCAGGCCGAGACGCTGGATTACGTGTGGTTCGATGAGGAACCGCCGCTCGACATCTATTCCGAGGGCTTGACGCGTACGAACACGACGCTGGGCCCGGTGTATCTGACCTTCACGCCATTGCTGGGCATGTCGCTGACCGTCATGCGCTTTCTGGTCGAGAAGGTCGCCGGCAGCACCGTGGTGTTCATGGGCATCTACGATGCCAAGCACTACACGAAAGAGCAGGCCGACGCGATCGTCGCCTCCTATCCGGAGCACGAGCGCGAGGCCCGCGCCTTCGGCAAGCCCGTGCTGGGCTCCGGTGCGGTCTTTCCCATTCCCGAGTCCGAGATCGTCATCCCGGGCTTTGCGATTCCCGACGCGTGGCACCGCATCGTTGGGATGGACCTGGGTTGGGATCACCCGACCGCAGCGGCCTGGCTCGCGCACAACCGCGATACCGACACCGTTTACCTGTACGACGTGTACAAGCGCAACAAGGCGGTACCGGCGATCCATGCCAGCGCGATCAAGGCGCGCGGCGATTGGATTCCGGTCGCGTGGCCCCACGATGCGCTGCAGACCCAGAAAGACACCGGCATTCCGATGCGCGACACCTACATGGCCGAAGGCGTGGCCATGCTGCCAGAACGCGCGCAGTTCGAGGACGGTTCCTACGGCGTGGAGCCCGGCATCCAGATCATGCTCAATCGCATGCAGACCGGCCGCTTCAAGGTGTTCTCCAACTGCGAGGGCTGGCTCGAGGAGTACCGCCTCTACCACCGTAAGGATGGCGTCATCGTCAAGCAGATGGACGATGCCATCGACGCAAGTCGCGCGGGCGTCATGAGCCTGCGCTATGCCGCAACGCGCTCGACCGAGCGCATCAATATTTACCGAGAGGATTGGCGATAGATGAGCACTGCTGCTGTGAATGGCCTGGATCTGATCGATCAGTCCAATGGCCAGACGGCGCGCGCCCGCTCCGAGCCCGTGAAGGATCCTCAGGCGGTCGACGTTGTGCACCTGGAGTCCTGGCTCTCGGAAATCATCAATCAGCCGGCCTGGCGCGTGGAGGCGGACAAGTGTGCCGACTTCTACGATGGCAACCAGCTCTCGGCCGAAACCGTGCAAAAGCTCGAAGAGCGCGGCATGGGTCCGCTCATCACGAACCTGATCGCCCCGACGGTCAACGCCGTGCTGGGCATGGAAGCCAAGACGCGCACCGACTGGCGCGTCGGCGCCGATGATGACAAGTGGCAGGACGTGGCCGAAGCGCTTTCGGCCAAGATGAAGGAAGCCGAGCGCGAAACCCAGGCCGACCGGGCCATATCGGACGCTTACGCCCAGCAGATCAAGTCTGGTTTCGGCTGTGTGGAAGTCTCCCGATGCTCCAACCCATTTGACTACCGGTATCGCTGCCGCTCGCTTCATCGGCGGGAACTGTTTTGGGATTGGCGCTCAGTCATGCCCGACTGGACCGATGCGCGGTACGTGGTGCGCAAGCGTTGGTATGACGTCGATCAGTTGGTGCTGTACTTTCCCCAGCACGCCGACCTATTGCGCTATGCTGCCCGCGGCTGGCGCGACTGGTCCGATCATCTCATGGCCGAAACGCCCGATGTCAGTCTGGTCCACGCCCAGGATCAGGAAGCCCGGTTTTCCCTGGACCAGTACGAGGAATGGCGCGATCCGGAGCGCGGGCGCATCGTGTGCTTCGAAGTCTGGTACCGCATCTGGCTGCGCGGTTACGTTTTGACGCTGCCCGGCGGGCGCACTGTCGAGTTCGACCGCAAGAACCCCATGCACGTGGCGGTCGTGGCTACCGGTATGGTCCAGCCTCATATTGGCGTCTACGACAAGCTGCGCGTGGCCTTCTTCGTCGGCCCGCACCGCATGACGGACCTGGCCACCAACCGGCGCCATTTCCCGTACGTGCCTTTCTTCGGCTACCGGGAAGATCTGACCGGCGTGCCATACGGCCTGGTACGTTCCATGCTCTCACCCCAGGAAGAGATCAACGCCCGCATGCAGCGCATGATGTGGCTGCTCTCGGGGCGCCGCGCCTTTGTCGATAGCGATGCGGTCGATACGAAGTACAACACGATCAGTGATGTCTCCCGGGAACTGTCGCGTTCCGATGCTTTCGTGGTCACCAATCCGAACGCCAAGCATGGCGCCGCCGGCATCCGGGTCGATAACAACGGTGATCTGTCCCAGTTTCAGTACCAGCTTCTGCAGGAGCGCAAGCAGGCGATCCAGGAAGCGGCCGGCGTCTACTCGGCCATGATGGGCCAGAACTCGCAGGCCAACTCCGGCCTGGCCATCCAGTCCCTGGTCGAACAGGGCACCACGACCCTGGCGGAAATCAACGACAACTATCGGATGGCCCGGCGCAACGTCGGAGATCGCCTGCTGGAATTGCTTCGTGAAGACATGACCAAGCAGGTCGACATCCTGGTCGATAACGGCACGGCCAAGCGCCGCGTCATCGTGAACATTCCCAGGGTGGACCCGGCAACCGGCCAGAAATACCGGGACAACGATGTGCAGAGTGCGCCCGTGAAGATGGCGCTCGAGGATGTGCCGTCCACCCCGACGTACCGCGCCCAGCAGTTCGCGCAGCTCACCGAGGTCACCAAGTCGCTTCCGCCGCAGCTGCAGGCGTTCGTCGTGCCGTTCATCATGGAAGCATCCGATCTGCCGCGGCGCCGGCAACTGGCCGAACTGCTTCGCAAGCAGATGGGCGTGATCAACGATCCGGACAGCCCCGAGGCCAAGGCCAAGGAAGCCGCCGCTGCGAAGGTCACCGCCGCCGCCCAAGAACTGGTGGTCGCCAAAGCGCAAGCAGACATTCGGAAAACCAATGCGCAGGCCGACAAGCTTACTGCCGACGCGCAAAAGGCTGCCGCACCGACTGCCGATACGTCCCTGCAGAAAGCCCAGGCCGACGCAAGCACGAAGCTTGAGATTGCCCGCGAGCATGAAGCGGCCGAGACCACGCGCACCATGATCCAGTACGGTGCCAGCGATCTCGAGCAGATCAAGGCCGACATCGACCAGCTCATTGCCGAACTGAACGGCGAGAGCGCCTGAGACCGAATTTTTACCCACGCGCAGGGATATGCGCCTCGCAAGCCCCGCCGGGATACCGGATCGGGGCTTTTTTGTTTACCCGCACCAATGCGACAACTTGGAGATGTGTTGATGAGTACGAACGATATTGACCAGTACCTGCACGACCCGCTGAGCATGCCCGATCTCGATAGCTTCACCACCCCGGAAGACGGTGGCGACAATTCGGACGGTCAAGGTCAAGCCGCGAAAGAAGGCGAAACACAGGGCGCTGCGCCGAGCGCCGCCGGCAAGACCGAAGAGCAGCTCAAACCGGCCGACCAGCCCCAGGTTGGCGAGCAGCCGAACGACGACAAGTCCAAGGATGCCGCGCCGGAATCTGTCGAACAGGTGGTCAAGAGCAAGGATGGCAAGCACGAGATTCCTTACTCGGTGCTCGCCAAGGAGCGTGAGGATCGTATCCGGGCCGAACGCGTGGCGCAGGATCTGACAGAACAGATTGCAGCCCTGCAGCATGCCAAGGAAACCGGCCAGTCGGTCAAGGTTCAGTCGATTGACGAAATCATCGACAAGACCGCGCTCGACGAATTGCGCGAGGAGTTGCCTTCCGCGGCGGACGTGATCGACAAGCTCGTCTCCACGGTCAAGACCTTGCAGGACGAAGCATCCAAGACGCATGAGCAGCGTCAACGCTCCGAGCGTGAGGATGACATTGCCCGCAAGGTCACTGTCGAGGAAGCGATCGCCGCCATTCCGAAGCTCACCCATGTTCGTACCGAGGATCCCGAGGCGTTCAACAGCATCGCCGCCTTCGACCAGGTTCTGCGCGGCCAGCCCAAGTGGCAAGGCCAGCCCATGCAGGCACGGTTCGAAGCGGCGGTGCGCATGTTCGAAGCCGCCAACGGCGTGATCGAGTTGCCCGGTGCCAAGCCTGAAGATAAGCCTGCCACCAAGCAACTGCCAGCCGATCCCGAAAAGAAGGTCGATGAAGCCTTGGCCCGTGCCAAGCCGGCCGTCCCCAACACACTTTCCGATATCCCCGGTGGTGCTTTGCCCACGACCACCGAGCTCGAATCCGTCGAACAGATGTCGGCGGCGGCTCTCACCGAGAAGCTTGCCGGCATGACGCAAGAGCAGCAAGAGGAGTATCTGGCGCGCCTCGTTTAGTTCCCCTCAACTAAATGATGGAGTCTTACCATGGCTGGAACCAGCATTCCGGCAGGCAGCCCGCTTGCCAAGAAAGTCTACGGTGCCGCGCTGTTCGCAACCACGCAGCGCGTACCGTCCTTCACCAACAACCTGACCGGTCCCGCGCCCAAGCAGGCCGGCGCCGAGAGCAAGCTCAAGGGCCAGACCAGCCCCGACATGCCGATCGTACGTGTCACGGACCTGTCCAAGTCCCAGGGCGATACGGTCAGCGTCGACCTGATCAACATGACCGGCGGCAAGCCGATCATGGGCGACGCGATGGCCGAGGGCAAGGGCGACCGGCTCGATACGAGCTCGATGGATGCCCGCATCGATCTGACCACGAAAGTGGTGGATGCCGGCGGCAAGATGAGCCAACAGCGCACCGTGCACAACCTGCGCGGCGTGGCCATGGCCAACCTGCAGGGCTGGTTCAAGCGCTTCAATGACCAGGTCAGCCTCGTGCACCTGGCCGGGGCGCGCGGCAGCCAGAATGGCATCGACTGGGGTGTGCCGCTGGACACCGACGGAGAGTTCTCCGACATCATGATCAACTCGGTCAAGGCGCCCACCTACAACCGGCACTTCGTGGCCGACGGCTCGGACTCGATCGCGCAAGGCGGCTCGAACCTCGCATCGATCGCCTCGACCGATGTGTTCACGCTCGATCATATCGACGCGCTGGCCACCGTGATCGATGACATGACGTTCAAACTGCAGCCGGTGCGCATCGCCGACGATCCCGCGGCGGATTCCGAACCGCTGTACGTCATGTACGTGAGCAACCGGGCCTGGAACTCGATTCTTCAGGCCACGGGCGATGGCGCCTGGCGCACGTTCCTGCAAAACGCCTGGAATCGCAAGTCCTACGGCACGAAGCACCCGTTGTTCACCGGCGAGACCGGCATCTGGCACAACATCCTGGTGCGCAAGATGGACTGGGTGGTTCGGTTCAATGCGAGCGACACCACCAAGACGTGCACCGAAGCAGGCCAGGCCACCGCGGAGGAAACCACCACCACGGTCAATGCCTCGCTGACTGCCGGCTACGCGGTCGATCGCTGCATTCTGATGGGTGCCCAGGCCCTGGCATCGGTCTATGGCCGCAACCAGCAGTCCGACACGTACGCATCGTGGATGGAGCACTGGTACAACTTCAACCGCAATTTGGAGGTCGCGGGCGAGGTGATGGGCGGCAAGACCAAGCTGCGGTTCTCGGTCCCCGATGGCAACGGCAGCAAGGTACCCACCGATCACGGTGTCATCGCCTTTGACGTGGCCGTCAAGACCACCAACTAAGGCCCAGGCAGCGCCGTCGATGGCGGCGCCGTACCCGTATCCAATCCAATCTGGAGAAACAACATGGCAAACAGCGTCTACGCCAGCGACTTCGCGCAGAAGCCGCTGCACATGTCCGCCTACGGCAACGCCTGGGTGGATGACTACAGCATCGCCAACAAGGCCGGTGCCGCCGACAAGCTCTATCTCGGGATCATCCCGGGTGGCGTTCGCGTCAATGGCATTCGGCTGATCAATACGGCAGCCACGGCCGGTTCGGTCAAGATCGGCTTCGAGCCGGTCGATGCCGACGGCCCCACCGCCGACGATGATGCGTTCTTCGCCGACACCGACCTGAGCGATGCCGGCGCGCACGATTCCACGTTCGTGCCGGTGACCTTCGAGTCGCCGGTCAAGATCGTGGCCACCTGCGGCACGGCGTTTACCGCCTCGGCCACGCTCACGGCCATCGTCAAGGGCAAGTGCGTCGGCATCAAGTAAGGCGTTGCCAGCCCGGGCTTCGGTTCGGGCTGGCGCCCTTTAACCCCAAGGAGATATAGAGCATGGCCAAACAGAAGTCCACCCCCCGACAAAACCCCGATGTGCCGGGCATGGCCATCAAGTACATCGGCAAGAAGGCGCGTCAGCGCGACACGGTTGCCGGCACCGATCTGGTCTGGCTACCTCGGCAAGTGCATGTCGTGCCTGGTGTGCTGGGCCTGAAATTCCTCAAGCATCCCGATGTGTGGGCCCAGGCCGACGAGGAAGTCGAGCAGGACCCCGGCGTGGTCAATACCGTCATCAATTCGCTGCCCGATGCGCCGACCGAACCCGTGCATGTCATCCCGGCGGTGGACCTGCCGAACCTGCAGGGCATGACCGAGCCGGACATCCTGGCCTACGCGCAGCGCGAATTCCACATCGATCTCGAAGCTGGCCAGTCCAAGGAAGCGCTCATCGAGCGCGTGATCGGTCTGCGCAATGAGCGCGACACGCTGGGGTAATCCGTGGCGAATGTGTCCGATTTCGAGCGTTACGTGCTGCCGTTTCTCGACGGCGCGCCGCTGCCTGCCATCGACGATGCGGTGGTGGATGCCTGCGTGGAATTCGCCACCCGCACTAGCGTGCTGACCAGTGTATCGGACCCCATCACGCTATTGGCCAACATCGCCGAGTACGAGCTGGATTCGCCCGATAGCCAGACCGTGGTCACGGGCGTCAAGAGCGTGCAATTGGCTTGTGGAAAGGTCGACCCGGCCACGCGGCCGGAGTTGGATGATCAGTATCCGGACGGCTGGATGAGCCTGGCGGTGAGCGACTTGAACCGGCTGCGCTTCTATCACAGCCGGCTTCCCGGCATCTTGCGCCTCGTGCCGATGCTCTCGGTCAAGGCAGCCAACGCCATGACGGTAGAAGTCGTGTACGCGCCAATGCGGACAGCCACACAGGTCGACGATCTGCTCTTTGATCGGTATGCCGAGATGATCGCACAGGGCGCATTGGCCAGGCTGCACCAACATCGGGCCAGCTACGCCGATCCCACGCGCGTTGCGACGTACCTGCAGGCTTTTGAGGCCGCCATCACCGAGAGTGCAGACGATTCGCCTCATGGTTTCGAGCACCACGTGCTGCGCACCGCGGCGCAGGAGCCGATCTGATGAAAGCCTCGGACGTCATCACCCGCGCCACCGACATCCTGCAGGATGCCGGCAACGACTACTGGCCAGAAGATGAACTGTTACGCTGGCTCAACGATGGCCGCCAGGACGCATACAAGCTGCGGCCTGATTTGTATGAGGCGACTACCACGGTCACGCTCGCCGCTGGCGTGACCCAGGCATTGCCCGACGCCTCGCGCTGGCTCTTCGCGGTGGTCCGTAACGTCTCCCACCCGAAGCAGCGCGCCATCACCGTGGTCAATGCCGACGATCTCGGCCGCATTCGTCCGACCTGGCGCTCGATGCCCGGCGCTATCGAGATCAAGCATTACCTGTACGACGAACGCGACCCTGGGCACTTCGATGTGTATCCTCCGGCCGGCACCGCAGTACAGGTGGAATTGAAGTATGCCGAGCTGCCCGCGGTTGCCGTCGCGGCAGACGACTTGACGCAAGAGGGCGCCTATTACACGGCGCTGATTGATTACGTGGCGTATCGGGCGTTTCTCAAGGAATGCGACACCGTCCCGGCTTTTCAGGCCCGGGCTGCACAGCACTTGCAGATGTTCCAGGCTGTGCTGTCTGGCACCGTGCAGCCGAAACTCGCCACCATCCCGAACCAAGGTAGCCAGTCATGAGCGACAAGATCAAACTCGTGCAGGGCGACACCGGCCCGCAGCTCGTTCTGTCTCTCACAGACGAACGCACGGGCCTGCCCATCGACCTGTCCGATTCCGGCACGTCGACCCGCGTGTTGTTTCGGGAAGTGGGCTCGGATACCACCAAGGCCGTGATGACCTGCTATCCGATTGCCGGGTTCTTCGATTCCGAGTCAGGAACGGTGATCACCACCGCGCCGTACGATGTGGCCGGCCGCGGCGGGCGCGTAGCGATGGACTGGTCAGCCGATGCCCTCGATACCGAGGGCGAGTTCGAGGCCGAGGTGGAAACCACGTTCTCCGACGGTCGCATCCAGACCGCCTACGCGATCCTGAAGTTCACCGTGCGCGAGCAGTTCGCCAATGTCTGACCAGATCAAGGTCGAAGCGGAAATCGTTCAGCCCAAGGCCGATGCGAGCGGCACGACGCTATTCGAGCTGGTGTGCAACTGGATCGCCATGACCGTGACCGGCTATCTCGATCCCCGGGCAATGAATCCAGTGCTGCACGACTTCGCCCGGGCGGTCGATGCCGTGGTGTTCGACTACCTGCGCACCGATCACGTCTCGGCGGCCGAGCGCGACCTGTTGTTCGACATCGGCGCCAAGCTCTCCGATACGGCGCATGCCATGGACCCGCTGACTGCCGCCTGGACCACTGGGCTGTCGGATGCCGGGGATCTGCGTGACGCCATTGCTTTGGCAGTCGAGAAGCTGATCGCCGATGCCGTGTCGGTCAGCGACCTGATCGTGCTGGCCATGGCACTTCCTCTACAGGATCACGCCGATGCTTCAGATGCCGTCACAGCAGCCATAGAGACCGGCCCGGCAGATTCCGCCCATGCATCGGACTCCGGCTCCATGTATCAGAACGACTACGTGGAATTTGGCTACGTCGAAGACGACTACGTGGGCACCGTCACCACTTTTTAAGGAACAGTCATGCTGCGTCATCTCATCGAATCCTGCATGCGCTCCAAGGCGCGTGCGCGGGGCGAAGTACTGCTCGAAATCTTGCGTGCCAATGGCCACGTCGAGCGTTATCGCATCCTCAACATGGTTGTGGCCGGCGGTGAGGCGTATGCAGCCAGCCGCGCCGTGGGAGTCGCCACGGACGTCATATCTCACATGGCTCCAGGCACGGACAACACGGCAGCGGCTGGCACCGATACAGCCCTGGGTGCGGAAATAGCGGATAGTCGCGTGGCCGTCACGGCCAGTTCTGACGGCAACACGGCCAAGTACATCGCGGTATTTGCGCCTGGCGTCGGAACCGGTGCGTGGACGGAACTGGGTCTGTTCAACGCCGCGGCGGCAGGCACAATGACGAACCGGTCGGTGTTCGGCACGAAGACCAAGGATGCCGGTGACCAGATCACAGTGACCTGGACGGTTCAGTACACGGATGCATCATGAGTCTGACGCTTCGTCGAGACAAGGGGTCGGCACTCACAAATGACGAGCTCGACGACAACCTTGTCGCGTTACTGACACATTATGATGAAGGCTCTGAACCCAGCGCGGATGTGGGCGACATCTGGATCAACGGCATCGGTCCTTGCCGGTGGGATTCGACCGACAGCAGGTATTACCGAGTGCCATACCTGCACAAAACGATTATCAAGGTCTCTGAC